AGTAAGTGGTGTAAGTGGTGTACTTTTACCTTTAATGTCTGCAACATCAACAATATTTGGCGCAGTCATGTCACATCACCTCGTTCTTGCGTTTCTGACCATTCTTTCGTATTTAGCGCCTGCTCTAGACTTACGCTTTGCACCAGTACCCTGATTGTACTTCCACACACCACCAGAACGAAGAGCCATGCGAAGATACTTCACACCAGCATAGACTTGGTTCTTGCAACCCTTCAGCGACATGCGAATACCCCTGGCAGTTCGTGGAAGAACTTGCATTGGGCCAATCTCACCATGCCTTCCACGGCGAACATTACAGCGACACCTAGACTCAACCATACAGACTTTGATAGCAGTTGAAACTGGAACACCATAATGCCTTGCTGCTTGCTTGACATATGGAATAGCACTTCTCGCTTCAGCAGCACTGGTCATGATAGCCAGTGCGGCCGCAAATATCATAATCTTTTTCATTATTATTAAACCTTCTTTTCTGCCTTATAAAACTTATTTGGAAGAATCTCATCATTCACGATTTGAATAATCTTCTGTTCTTCCAGAGCATCTAATGCTCCAAAAAAGCCAGTCATCATGCCAGCCTTTCTATTATACCAAGCACAAACACCAAATGATAGAACTAGTACGACTAGCATCCATGGTTCTAGATACATTACTTAGTCTCCTGCTTATAGATGTGGATTTTCTCTAGTAGTGATTGCATATAGTCATACTTGTTTTCTTGAAATACTTGAAGAGGCTGAGAACCATCATCAGTAGATACAATGATAACAATATTATCAATGGGATTACCAACGAGTTCTTCATACATCATAGCGTATGCTGTACCCTGTTCAAAATAGTTTTCAATCCATTCTTTCTTCTTTGGCTTGAGTGAAGTCTTGAAGTCAATGATGGATAGAACACCATCATATTCTCCGATACAGTCAGTACGACCAGCGAGACCTAAACGCTCACTGAACATCTGACCCTCAATATAATGTATGTTGTCTATCTTGTCAATAGCATCTTTCACATCGTGAAATGCTTGCTTCATATCAGGCATGATATCTTCAAACAATGTGTTATCATTGAGAAGATATTTTTCCATCATATTGTGGAACTTTGTACCGCGAGTAGCAGCGCGAGTGGAGATGAGATTGGCTTGTTCATCACCAACTCTTGCTCTCCACTCTGATATCTGCTTCTTCTTGAAGTGCCCTAGAACTGTAGTGACAGAAGGCAGCTTCTTTCCTGATGGTGAGATATAGTATCGTTTACCGTGTATTTCTTCAACAGATAAAGGTTTCAAATCTGGTAGGCCAGTTACATGATTAAAAGTCTTCATTATGTTCCAGTCTTTTTCATCTTTGGTACGAGTTTACCATTCTTCATATAGTGTGTTACAGTTCTCTTGCCAGTCTTAGCATCAACTCTACCATATCTACCAAAGCCATAGTGTTCAAGCCCAGCAGGAATCTTTGGACCTGCAACTTGAACTTTTGCCTTTGGCTTCTTCACAGCAACTGGAGGTGTTTCTTGCTGTGCCGCCATAGCAGTCTTGAGTTTATTCCAGTGCCCCTGTACAACATCGTCAGATAAGCCAAGAGGTCTGTGATAAGCAAAGAATGCTCTTCTAGAACTCTCATCACCTTTCCTAGCATATTCTCTCATTCTACTAGCTTTTGCTGTACTTGTCAACTCTTTTTCGGACATTTCTTCAGGATGTTTGGTCAGTTCACCTTCGTCTCTATCACCACCAATCTGCTTGACTTTAGCAGACTTGAAATTGAAGAGAACATTACCCTTCTTGTCTGGTTTGCCATTGTATCTGTCTAGAATGGCTTGATAGTCGCCTGCTCTGTCTGAACCAGCGTGAATAGTGACATGTGTATGCCCACGCTTATAAAGGTCTTCAAGGAATGAGAATAGGTTTGATGTGTGTGCTTGCCCAGTCTCTACAGGGTGTGAGAAGATTGATTCAGCATGTTCTTTCTTGCCTTCAACACCAAGTGGTCCGCCAGTGTTACTTAGACCAATAACAGTGCTGACATTGCGACCCTGCTTTCTATCTTCTTCAGCAGCCTGCTGCATCTGATTTACACCAGACCTGTGCCCTAGTGTAGCATACTGAACTTTACCATAGAACACATGAGCATGTTTCTCATCGTCTGGTTCAGCCCGCTTCTTGAATCGTTCACTCTTCTCAAAGTTACTTCTGGTAAATGTCTGTGGTACATGCTTATGCATAGCTAGTGCGCCATTCGAATGTGCGCTAGATGATACAACACCCTCACCCTCTACAGGATTACCATCAATCGTCTGTTCAACATCAGCGAATGATGCTTTTGATAGTGCTGGTTCTTGATGCCTACCAGCTTGTCTGATATGATGCTGAAGTCTGAACGCATTGAGAAACGCTTGTGGATTGTTCTCAACTCTCAAAGCCATTTCTTCATACTGGCTCAACTTCTTCTGCTTGGTTTCTTCTTTTTTCACTTTAGCAGCTTCAGCTTGCCCGATACCTCTAAGAAAGTCTCTGTACTGTCTGACATTCTCTCTGCTAGGTCTTGGTTTCTCTAGCCCAGCTTTCTCTAATGAGTTTAGATAGCGTTGGATATGCGCGGCATGACCGTTGATAGCATCATAGTGCCCATCTTCTTTCATCCTGTCATGGATGCTCTGTGCTGCTCCTATGTGCCTTTGAAAGCCAGTTTGTGCTTTCTCATCATAGTGTGGAGTGGCCTGTGAGAAGTCAATCCTGTTGTCTAGAACTTCAATGTCTGGATGACTGCCCATCTTGTCTAGGTCAATATTCTGTGAGTGTGAAGTCGGTACACCTTCTTCGTCATGCTGTGTTTTCATGATTACAGAAGCACCTAGCTTTGCGCCAGGCTTTGGTTTCTTGTACTTGTATGTGATAGTGTTTGGTGTTACAGAACCGTCTTCTCCACGCTTTAGAATAGCATCACTATCACCAGAATGGACAAGACCCATCTGATAGCGTACACCTCTCTCATTCTCTGGTATCATCTTACCAACATGTTTCAGAAGATGAGTTAGAGCATTTGCTATGTACGGCTTGTCTTTGTATGTGCTGGCGATTTCTTCTTCTGATGATAGAAGTGGCGCACTTGGTCCTTTGTATCCGACAAATATCTTGCCTTTATTATCCTTGTATACCTTGACGCTCATTTTATCATCAACTTTGCCAGAGTGGGTGAATCTATCATCACCCTTCTCTCCGCGCATACGCTTGTGCATATCTATCTTGCTTGCAATAGCATGTTCTGTAGCTTCTGAAGCAGATTCTTCTTGTGGATGGTGAGCATGTTCTAGATGTGGCACACCTTCATCTGGAGACAGTAGCCACTTCTCCATTAGATACTCTTCACGAATCTGTGCTATTGTTTTTGGTCCTCTGTTTATTGGAACATAATGCTTACTCTGATAAGAATTACCTTCTTCCGAGTGACCGCCGGCTCTTTTAGCAAGAGCGGCATACAATCTACTTCTTCCACCTCCACCTGGCTTATCTGAGTCTTTTTCACTAGTAAACTCATAATGTTTCAAATGTGGATGCTTCTTTGCGTGATCCTGCATGATTTTCTTTACAGTGGAAAGATGTCTAATAGATCCTTTGCCAGTAGCTTCAATATCTCCAAAAGCGTCAGTAAAGTTTACATATCCTTTTTGTCTACCTTCTTTATCTTTTTCCGCATGTGTAATATAAACATGGGTTGGTACACCATTACGGTCTTTGAAACCATAATGATGTTCACTTTCACCATCTTCATAGTCATGCGAACCTAGATGTTCGTAGTCATATGGCTTATCTAAGGCTTCTTGGAAATATTGTCTTATTGTTTTCATTTTTCTTTCCAGTTTTTGAGAATATCACTGCTACTATTTAGTTTATTCTCGCCCCCAACACCAAAGACAAACTCTAGATTATCATCTTCAAAAGACATTTCTGGTATATTGTCTTTAGTTCTGTCACCACCATTCGCAAAGATTATCTTATATGATGGATACATCAGTCTTGTTTGTCTGATGGCATCAATAGCTGTATCATCATTATCGTCAAAAAGAACCATGTTGTCTACAGCCTTGAGGTTGAAAACAACAGTGAATCTCTCACGATAGGGCATGAATGGCTTACCCTTTTTACGAGCAAGCCATTCATCTGAGTTTACCCCAACAATAAGCATATCACCCAGTTCTTTAGCAGCATTCAGATATGCGATATGGCCAGAATGAACTGGGTCAAATCCACCAGTAGCAATAACAATAGTCTTCATTTTTCTATACCTCAATCATGTTCATAGTGAATGACTTGAACAGGAACACCTTCACCCGCATGTTTACTTGCTCTAGTATTTCCACCAAGCAGATGTGATACTGTCTCACCTGTTTTTTTATTCTTCGCTTTGATGATTATCGGCATAGTTTTTATACCACGAGACTGTTTCTCAACACGACTTACCTTTTCGGGGTCAAGAGTTTTTTTTGTTTCAATCCATCTCTCTCCCGCGTCGGTATTGTGAACATTCTGCATCTTGCGTCTATTATAAATGCTGACCTTAGAGCGTTGAAGAGCCTGAGCATAGTTTTTAGGGTCGCTGAGATGATTCATAGCCTTACGAATAGATGGATGCAAATCACCACTTTTCTGGTGTTCAACTTCATCATGTTCTTCGGTACCAGTATTTGGCTTCCAACCCCGTTTTCCTGTGCCGTAGGCTTCTTCTAAAAACTCAGTATAAGTCTTCATTTTATGCGTGTTCCATTTCCGTCTTCTTGATGATATAATCTCTGACAATACCAGAGCGAACAATATCTTGTTTACCAAACTCTATATATTCAAAGTTATCCATTCTCTTTGTAATATTTAGAAATTTCATCAGGCCAACTCTATCTTTTTCTTGTAGGTCAGTCTGTCTAAAATCTCCACAGAACATAACTCTTGAGTTATCACCCATACGAGTCATTACTGTATCAAGTTCTGCAAATGACATATTCTGTAGTTCGTCTACTATAACAATGCTATCGTTAAATGTTAACCCCCTGAGATAAGATGTTGTAGTGAACTCTACAAGTCTTTTGGTCTTTAGAATATCGTAACCGTCTCCTCGCCCAAATAGATTGTCACATATTTCTTTATATGGTTCTTCATAAACTTTAATCTTTTCTTTGATACTGCCAGGTAAGAAGCCCATATCTCTTGAAGGAACCACACTTCTGATAATGACAACTTTATTAAATGGTGTTCTATAGTCTAAAATCTCCTCTAGTGCTAGATAAAGTGATACGAAAGATTTGCCTGTACCAGCATAACCATGTAATACTAGATTTTTGCCCTCATCATATGCTCTAAATGTATCTTGCTGATTTGCTGTCAATGGTTTGACATTTCTCAGTTCAAAATGGTTGCTAATATTATCTTTGGTCATCTTCTTTTTTCTACTAGCCATTTTTTTACCTTTTTAAAAAGCACAAAAGCCCATCAGTCGATTTGACTGTGGGCCTTCGTAAAGTTAGGGGTTGTTGATAGTACTAATAATCTAGACCTCCTTAGATATTTGCCAACGCTTTTCAATCTGCGAACTCTGAGCACCAGCAACAGTTTTCACTTTGCCTAGTACATATTTCTGGAAGTCAGAGGGAGGCTTGGTGACACCGAGACTTACTGAGTCTCCAATGTTCATTCGGGTGAGTGTCTGAATAACATCTGGATTGTCGTTCAGATATTGTTCTCTTTCAGACATTGACATCTGAAGTGAGAACTCTTCACCAGTCTTTGTGTTTTCAAAGTTGTAAATCGGCATACTGTTATTTATCTCTCAAGCTACTTTCATCCACTCAGGAGGATTACGCTTTTTCCATGAATGTAGATGCTTTTTACCATGTTTGTAGTAGTTTCTGTAGTTTTCTACAAAATCTTCTGAGATTATATATTGATTATCCATTGCTGGAGGAATATCAGTCCAATCCCAGTTCTTCAGATTGTATGGTGGAGAACTTAGAGCATATGCTAGTTCACCAGAACACTTATGAGTCTTTTCATACCGATAAGAATATTCATCAATTAGCGCGAACAGATGATCCACAAGCCAGTTGTAGTTTTCAACAGACTCTTGAACCCACTTGGTTGATGGATGATTGATATGAGTTGCGCTGTAGATGATGTTCTCACGCCCGTCTGGAAGACGCCAGCGTTTGACCTTACGACCAGTCTTGGTCTTGCCAATATACATCTCACCATCTAGAACACGGTGTGCTGTGGACAGCAACTGGCATGTTTCAAGAACCATCTTCACAACATGCGTATCTACCATCCACTCAGCAGCTTGTGCTGGGTCACGGTCAATAGCAAAAATATTCACTTGATAGCCTGTACCTTGAACTTCTGACCTGGTTGTACACTGATAGTCCTATCAAGTTCTTTGGAACCGTCTGGAGCCCATGATACAACGCGAATCTTTGTATACCCTCGTGGTACACTATACCACACACTTTTAGCCTTCTTAGCAGCTTCTACTGGTGCGGAAATGAATGGTAGAGCAGC